TTGGCGAGTCCCGTGCCGGATAGTAGCGACGTAAACTCCGAGGCTGACGCGGGGAACCATGTTCCTGACGTCGCGTCCTTAGTTACGACGGGCACTAGCGCACCCGCTTTCGCGTGTACGTCAGCACTGACGTCTGAGCGGGCGCGAGTCTCAACGTTGCTTTTCCGATCGAGTCAGCCAGTGAACCGCTCGCGGTTTGGCATTTCCAGATCGTCACGGCGTTCCGTTGCTCGAGTGAACGACGATCCTTGACGTGTCATACGCCGCCAGCTGCCTCGTCGAGATCACGATCGTTGCGTCGCTCGTCGGCAGCGTCGCCAGCGACAGCAGCGTGCCCTGCAGCGCACCGTTACGCGGGACGTCGATCACGCCGAGCACCGTGAACGCCTGCGCGCCCACGTTCGCCGCAACAGAGTCACGACCGACGAGCTGCAGCGCGCCGTATGCCGCAATCGCCGCCGCGATCTGCGCGTCGCCGTTGGCCGGGTAGAATGTCGGATCTTTGACCACGGTGATATCGACGTAGATAGGGACGACCGCGGGACGCGAGAATTTCACGGTCTGCGAAACACCCTGCGAGTCCACCACGGTCGTCGAAGTCGTGCCCTGAAACGCGACACCGGCCGCGATCTGCGCGTACAGCACCGATGCCACCGCCGCGTCGGCGCCGCCCTGGACGAGTACCTCGACGGAGTGCGGAGGCATCGAGTCGACATTGACGATATCGGTGTTGTTGACGAACACCGTGCACGCCGTGACGCCACTGATCGTGAGGACTGCAGCGCGGATCGCGTTCGGCGTTGCGACGCCCGCCGCCGAGAGCTGGGCAATGCGTGCCACGCGGAGCGACGCGTCGGTCTGGACGTCGTTGCCCGGCGATGCGTCGAGCACGTTGATCACGCTCGACCACCCACCGACGGGCGTGCTGATCACGCTGATATCGCCCGAGACGCCGACGATCGCGCCGGTCAGCACCGATGTGGCGACGACGTCGATTGCGCCTGTGCCGGCGCCGAGGTAGCGCCAGGTCACGGTGCCGTCGACGATCGCGGAGCCCGTGCCGGTAGGCGCCGATGCCGAGGTGCCGGCGATCGTGCACTGGTAGGCGTTGGCTGCGTTGGTGACGCGCGTGCCTGCGATATATGCCGTTGTCGTGACCCAGGACGTCAGCAGGGTGATCGTCGCCGACGTGCTTGTGGCGAACAGCTGAGACGTGCTGGAGGTCGCGGCTCGCGACTGCGACGCGACGACGGTCGCGGGGGTGCCGGTGAGGGTCAGCGTGGTCGTGGAGGACTTCGCCGCGGTGCGAAAGGTGCCGGTGAGTAGGCAAAGCGCATCAAGCGCGGCACCCGTGGCTTGATCAGGATCCTGCGAGGCGCCCACGGCCTGCGTGACGTCCCAGAGCTCGCCGTACTTGCCCGCCAGGATGCCGGCGAAGATGCCGACGAGGCCGCCGTCCGAGGTATCAAAAGACGATCCGAGCTTGCTCGTGATCAGCGAGTTCTCGTCCAGTCGGACGATATCGGTCGTCTTGGGAACGAAACCGACGCTCGTGAGCCCGTACGTGATGGTCACGCCGTGACGCTAGTTCCAGCGTCGCAGCGGTCTCCGGGATTACGATCCGATGGCGATGGTATCGACGGGCGTATCCCCAAACGAGCAGCGTGCCTGCCAGCTGACAGAGAGAGCGCGCGTCGTCGAGCTGTAGGAAATATCCATCTTGATCACCGAGATGACGCCCGGCGTGGGCAGGATCGCGCGACGCAGCTCGAGGTCGCACTTCGCCTGATCGAACTTCTGGCCGAAGATTGCCGACGCTGCCGGTACGCCGCTGCGTTCGAACCAACGCACGCCGTAGTCGAGGTCGAGATTCCACTCACCGGCGATCATCTGGATGCGGCGACGAACGCCCTGGACGACGGCGGTGAGCCCAGTCGTGGCGATCAGCCTGCCGTTCGTGATCACTAGATCGCCGGTGACCGGGTCTAGCGGGAAGTCGATCGGGTCGGTGGAGAGGATCGCCATGAGTTACTTCGCTCTCGTCGTGGTGGAGCCGACGGGAAATCCGGGATGCGCGGTGATATAGTTGGTGACTGCGAGTTTGAGCGCGGCGCCACCATCACTGGCAACTGGCGTCCACGTCGCAAGGATGTTCACGATCGCAGCGAGGTCGCTGTTCAGCGCCACCGGGGAGCTTGCGGTGTTGTCGCCGAGCTTCAACGGTCCGCTGATCACCATGCTCGTCGCGTCTACCGCCGAGTTCGGCAGCACATGGCCGAGGTCGCGCAGTCCTGGGATCGCAATCGCGTCCGTGATGTGATGCCGCCGATCGTCAATCGGATCGACCTCGCCGCCGAGCGCGAGCCAGCGGTCGATGCTCGAGCTCGAGAACACGAGCAGCACGGTGTCGCCTGGCTTCACAGGCCACGTGACCGAGAACGCGCCGGACCCCGGGAAGCACACCGGCACGCTCGCCACGACTGGTAGCCGCTCGGCGATCCGCGTGCCGCTCTCGTCGTACACGCCGTCTTGTACCAGCGGCTGCACGCTGCACGTCTGCGTCGTCGGGTCGTAGGTCTGCACGACCCCAGGCAACGCGACGCGAACGCCACGCATGCGCCCATCGAGCGCGTTGGTGACGAAGCCGGCGAGGGTTGGGGTCTGTACAGCATCGGCGCTCATCGCTTCACCGATCCTGCCTTGGGAATGGCCTCGATCTCCGTAGTCCAGTCGTCTCCGTGGGTGTCGCCCGTGTGGTCGACCTTGTTGACGCGAAAGAATCCCGAGATGAACAACGACTCTAGATCGATCGTGATGCCGGGGATGATCTCCGGGTAGAGCAGCGTCTTGAGTTTGAGCTCGGCCGGTTTGCCGGACTTCTCGGGCGTTGTGAACTCGGGTGATTCGATCAGTCCGCTGGACTGCGAGATCAGAAACGCCGTGCCCTCGGCCGAGTCCTGATCCTTGACGATCTGCATTTTGTTGGCCTGGATCGACCAGTGGTATCCGTAAGGTTGCAACAGCCGCGTGATCTCGTCTCGCGTCTTTCCATGCAACGTCCGCCCGGTAGCAAACTGCGCCTGGAGCTCGGGCGACGCAGCCACGCTCGCCGGCAGGTCGAGCCCCATGCTGGACGCGGCATCGCGCAACGCGGTGACAACGTTCGTGCCCTTGGGGTACGTCCGCGAGACACGCGCATTGGTGTACGCGCGGCCCCCTTCGTTGCATTCGATCGCGGTCTCCCAGTCGGCCTCAACCACCTTCGAGTATGCGTATCGGATGTCGCCCTGGAAGATCGTGCGAAGGTCATCTCCGTAGCCGCATTCGATCTTGATAACGAGCGGCTTGGTTTGCAGAAACTGGCGCGTCGTCGGTGAGCAATTGGTGATCGTGACCGTCGCCTTGTTCGGCGTCTTCTCTAGGCTCTTTTCGATCTTGAACTGAACACGCAGGTTCTCGATCGCGATGCCGTTGGGCTGCGGCGTGAAGTACTGCGGATGCGCGCCGACGAAACCCGCCGAGGTGGGAGGCGACGCGTTGTAGATCGTGACGCGACAGCGCCGACGAAACAGCGTGGTCATGTAACGCCGATTGTTGCGTAGTACGTCAGCAGTTCAACCGACGAGAGATACGCCATCTGTACGCGGGTTCCGAAATCATCGAACTTTGCGTCTAAGCTACTTCCGGTCGTATCAAACACGATTAGCGCGCCATCGGTGAACGGCGCATCCTGCGAGTTGCGACCGAGGAACGTACCGATCACGCACTTCATGCCGCAGCGGATCGCCTTCTCGTTCACATCGTAGACGTCGAGGTACCAATAGCCCTCGCGGGTGTTCCAGCGGAAGTCGAACAGATATCCCGTGTTGCCCAGCGACAGGTTGAGTCGGTAGCTCGGATTTGATTGGACGAGCGGAATGATAAACGGCATCGCTATCCGTTCTTTCCGAATGTGGAAGACGCAAAATTCCACTTGTTCATACCGGCCGGAACGGTCTTGACGATCGAGTTGTTCTTGTCGTCGACCCACGTGCCGCCGCTCGGCGTTAGCGTGCCGTCCGCGTTCTTGATTCCCGGATCGAAGTGGACCGGTCGACCGTTGATCGTTCCCGGAACCTTGGTGTTGGAATAGCCGCCGACCGCAACGGAACTAGCGGAAAAAGGCTGATACACACCTCCCGGCGCACCTCCCTTGAACGGCGTAACCGTGCCGTCTCCACGCGGATCCTGACTGTCAGACATTGTGTAGTGATCGCCGTACCCATCGGTGGAAACAACTTTGAATCCGCGCGCGATCCACTGACTGCGCTCGGCTAGCGGCTTGGTGAACACCAAGATCCGTCCCTGGATCTTTTGGTATGCTGCTGCTTTCGTGAACGTCTGCTTTGCCCGGTCGCCCGGTCGCGACGTCCGCGCCGTAGACGTTCGCACGAGCACGCGTTGATTAGTTACGATCGTGATCTGCTGAAACGTCGCGGTGAAGCGCAACGCGGATCCCGTGGTCACGTCGCGCGGAACCTCGAGGTTGATCAGGACCATATTCTCGAAGTTGGCCAGCGACGTGGTGATCGGTACCGGCTGCCGAGCGTCGCGGATCGCGAGCATCGCCGCGAGTGCATCGGTCGACGGCGCAGACTGCGCGTCACCTCGAGCTTTCGCGGTCGCGGCGTCGGTCGTCGGCAGGAACGCCGAATCGCCATGCTCGGCGTTGCGCTGATCGATCATCTTTCCGATCGGCGTGTCGCTGACGATGCCCTCGATCGTCACCATGATCGGTTTGGGCCTGATGTTGTCGCTGATCGCCGAGCCCTGCTCGACGGGGAACTCGGTGACCTGCGACTCGTAGACGTGCGACTCCGTGATCGAAGCGTCGATCACGTATGTCCCGATCATGATCGTAACGGTCTTGCGCGTCGTCACTTGTGGGCCTCGTTCGCGTCACGAAGTTGGCCGTGCCAGAAGTC